TACAGCGGCGACCTCGACGCCACCAACGGCGCCACCTTCGGCGTCAACATTGCCGGCCAGGCCACGACAGCGGACATCGCTGCTGATGCGGTGTCGGAGCTGACATCTGCTTTCACTGCGGGCAACCTGAGCCTGCCCACGCAAAGCACTTGGTACACCGGCCAGTCTCTCACCTACACATCATCCAACGCCGCCAATGACGTGGCTCTGAACGGCGCATTCATTCTCAACGTCTCAGGCGGCGGCACGGGCGCCGGGACGGTGGAGGTGTGGGCGGTGCTGTCCGATCAGTTCGCAAGCACGCAATACCAGGAAAAGGTTTTCACGCTGATCGGCACGTCTGGCACGACCATCAGCGGTACGTTCGCAGTAGCGCTGCCCGAATACGTGTGGCAGCCCTCTGCGGTGACGCGCACGGGCTATTACTACCTGTACTGGGAAAAGACCGGCAGCTACATCAGCGCGACGGTCAGCGTTCAATCGCGTTCCATGAGCGCGCGGGAGCGAAAAAAGTGAGTGTGCGTGCCATCGTCGATGCGGACGGAGAAATCGTTGTGATCGTCAGCGGCAACGATGCCGCGATAGCGCACAACACCCCGCCTGGGTGCATGGCGATCACCGACCCGCCACCGTCGCCGGATGCGTACCGCGTCGGCGAAGCCTGGGTCAAGCGCCCGGCTCGCCCGAGCGCCGCACACACATGGGACGGCGCCAGCAAGCAGTGGAGCGACCAGCGCCCGCCGGATGTGGTCAAGCGCGACCTGGTCGCGCCGCTGCTGCAGCGGCTGGTTGACGAAGATGTGCGAGCCATCCGCCCGCTGGCCGAGCTGGTCGCTGCGTTGATCAATGGCCAGGCGCCGGCTGCTGATGCCAAGTCAGCGTTGGCAGGGTTGCTTGCGCGCAAGGATGCGCTGCGCTCGCAGGTGCTCCAGATCTCGGCTGCCGCCGCTGTTGCCGAATCGAGCGAGCCATAGGAATGCAGCAGCCCGACATCCCGCCCGAAGTGATCAAAGCGCTGCCCGGCGCGCTGGGCAGCATCGTCGCGCTGCGCTGGATTGCCGGCGGGCCGCTGCAGCGGGTGTCGTCGCTGGTGGGGGGTGTGTCGGCCAGCTACTACTCGGGGGACCACCTGGCCGGCTGGCTGGCCGTCAACCCCGGCCTGGCCGGGTTTCTGGTGGGGCTGTTCGGCATGGCGATCGCCGCAAAATGCTTCGAGCTGATCGCCCAATTCGACGTGCGCGGCGTGGTCGATCGCATCCTGCGGCGCTGGGGGTTGTGATGAGCATCGAGCAGGTCATTGCCGTGCTGTGCCTGGGCATCATTGGTGCGCTGTCTACGGTGGCGGTGTTCAGCCGCCACTTTGACGACACGTTGCTGCAGCGGGTGGCGCTGGCCATCCTGGCCATTGGCGCATTGGCGCGCATCCCGCACCGGTGGGAGACGCCCGAGGTGCCGCCCGAGCTGCTGCTGATCGACATCGGCGTGGCGCTGTACGCGGTGGCCACGGTGGCCAAGCTGCGGCGTGCATCGAGGCGGCAGCCGGAGCGGCGGCGCGGCCGTGGCGCCGCGTGGAGGTGACGCCGATGCGAGCCCTGATCATCATCCCCGCGCTGCTGGCACTGGCCGGCTGCTCAGGCGTGCCGACCATCGAGACCGGCGCCATCGCCTGCGTGCGGGTTGACGCGCTGACCGCTCAGACCACAACGGTCTACATCGCAGCGGGCGTGGCCGGCACCATCGTCGTGCGGCCCGATTGCACTGTAGGCGCGCAGCTGCTGCCGCGCGGCGCGGCGCTGTGAGGGCGCCGATCGACACCGCTACCGGCCAGCAGGCCGGCGGCCCGGTGCACGAGGCCCGGCAACCGGTGCTGGTGGGCTGGCTGGTGACATTCGGCAAGGGCAACGAGGCCCGCCTGGGGCCTGACAAGACCCGCGCCGAGAACTACGCGGCGCACTCGCACGGCACCATCGAGCCGATGTACGTGTGGCGGGCGGCTCCCGCCCCGGTGTAATCCCGGTGTAATCCGTGGTCAGACGGTGCCCGCCGCCGACCGTCAGCTACCTATGACGCTGCGGTCTGCCAGGGCCTGCCACTTGGCTTCACACGGCAGGGGTCGCAGGTTCGAACCCTGCACCGCCCACCATAGGTAAACCGGCCCTTCAAGCGGCCTTCTTGCGCGGCCTGCGGTGTAAATCCCGGTGTAAACCGGCCAGCACGCCCAGGCCTTCCTTCAGTTGCTTCGGTGCCAGGTGCGCATAGACCCGCTCGGTCACCCCGGTGCTGCTGTGGCCAAGAATCCGGCCCACCACGTGCAGCGGAACGCCCCGCTGGATCATCAGGGTGCCGCAGGATCGCCGCAAATCCCTGAACGTGACCGTCGGCATGCCCGCGGCCTCGCGCGCGCGCCTGAAGCCCGATTTCAGGCCCTCGAAATTGATGCCGATCGGCACGTGCTTCAGCCACGGCCGCACCGGTGCGATGATAGGCACCGTGCGCGTGCGCAGCGTCTTGGTGGCGCCGGCCGGCAGCGTGATCTCGTCGCGGCTGATCATCGCCGGCGTCAGCGCCAGGATCTCGCCGCGCCGGCAACCGGTGAAGATGGCGATCCAGATGGCGGCCTGCACGGCCGGGCTGGCGTGGTCGCACAGCGCTTGCACCTGGTGCAGGCTGAGCACGGTGGTGCCCTGGTTGTGCTCGGGTAGCGCCTGCACCAGCGTGCTGTAGTCCACCGGCGTGCGGCCCGACTGCCACGCGATGCTGAGCGACTTGCGCAGCGTGCCCAGGCTGCGGTTGATGGTGGCCGGCGCGTAGTGTCCGGCCATGTCCTGCTTGATGGCCGCGACCACGGCGCGCGCTTCGGACGCACGGCGCCCTTCGACCCAGCGCGCCAGTCGCAGCGCGTGATAGATGGCGGTGCTGGGGCTGCGCAGCGTCTTGGCGTGGCGGCCGGTGTAGTCGGCCAGCAGGTCGACCAGCGGCGGGTCGCCGGGGATGGCGGGCAGCGCGCCTTGCGCGTGCAGTGCGCGCGTCAGCTCGGCTTCGACGCGCTTGGCATCACCCGCAGTCGCACCCGGCGCGAGGCGTCTGTGAAGGCGGCGACGGCGGACGCATGCCTCGGCGTGCCAACGTCCTTGGGCATCTTTGCGGATGGGCATGTGGCGCGCTCCTGGGTCCAGGCGGTGACGGCGGCCAAGTCGAAGCGGCGCCGGCTGCCGACAAGCATACTCGGGCAGCCGTCGTCGACCATGCGCGCGACAGTGCGCTCGCTGATGCGAAAGTGCGCGGCCAGTTCGGCGGGGGTGAGCATGTCAGGCTGCCGCACTTTCCGCCGCCATCTCGGCATGGATGGCGTCGAGCCGCGCCTCGCTCCACGCGGCCGCGGCGACTGCGGTGGGCAGGTCGACCAGGCGGGCCAGCTCGTCCATGATGTCGACGCCGGCCTTGGCCAGCTGGTACTCGGGCCCGCTGAGGCCGATGCGGCCGGTGCGCTTGTAGCGCTGGATGACGTGCTCGAGCATGGCCAGCTGCTGCGCCATCTCGGCCTCGCCGGTGCGCAGCAGCTGGGCGACGCGGCTCCAGGTGTAGGCGGCCTCGACGGCGTGCCAAAGCGTGGTGGCGTCGGCCTGGCCGTGCGCCAGCGCGTCGAGGTTGGCCAGGTGCGCCAGGCCCAGGTCGGTGAGCTGGCTGCGGTCGAGCATGGGCCGCAGGCCGCGCGGCGGCAGCGGGATGGTGATGCGGCGGTGGCGGCGCTTGCGGGTCACTTGGCCGCCAACCGAAAATCAAGCACCCACACCCAGGGGTTCGCGTCCCATGAGCCGACGCCGTTGATCTGCTCCCACAGCTCGCGGTACCACTGGCGCGGGTCGTCGCCCTGCGCCATGTTCGGGAACGGGCAGCCTTCGGCCATGGCATCCCCGCGGCTGATGTCCTGCAGCCGCTCGACGCGCACGACGGCCACCTCCAGCGCGATGCGGCTCGCCCATCGGGGCATGAACATGCCGGGGCGCCACTGTTGCCAATAGCGCGTCATGGTTTCGTCCCAGGATTTCGGGGATTGACCTTCGATGCGTTCTTTCCACTTAGGCAACCCGACGCCGTCCATCGGCATCGGGCCGTACTCGCGCCTTACGTTGTCGGCGCGGTACTCGATGAAGTGCATGTATTGCCCTTGCGCCTTCGTGCCGGAGCTGCAGCGGTATCCCCACGCCTCGCGCACCCACAGCCGGTCGCCGGGCTGGCCGTAGGGGCAGCGGATCGCCCGGTGCAGGGTGCTGTCATGCAGAAACAGCTCGATGCCCTCATCGTCGCTGGCCAGCATGCCGCGGAAGGCCGGATGGCTTGGCTGCGGCTTGATGGGCCGCCGCGTCTGCGTCTTGGCGCCGGCCAGGATGGCACGCACCATCGGCGCGGTGAACGGGATCGGCCGTTCCTTCATGCCGCCGCCTCATCAACCGCACCCGCGTCCACCCCGCACCCGCCGGCAACGCCGGCGTCGTCATTCTGTTCAGAGGCCGCCTTGGCGGCCGTTGTCTTGACGTCGAACTCGGCCAGAGTGCGCCCGTTGGCCAGCGCCACCTTCAACCAGCGCGGCTGCAACCCCTTGCCCGACCAGGTCGAGCCGGTGTCCGGGCAGCGGTACCGCACGCCGCGCGCAGCCGGCGCCGCCTTGTCCGCCGCCCGCGCAGCGGTTGAAGGGGTGCAAGCACCCTTCGTCACTTCGGTGCGCACCTGGTCCACGTCGATGCCGTAGTGCTTGGCGGCATGCAGCAGCGTGGTGGGCTTGTGGTTCAGCGAGTAGGTCTCTACCGTGCAGTCGGGCACGAGCGCGCAGTCCATGACGAACAGCGTGAGCAGCTCCACGTCCATCTGGCCGATGCGCTTGTCGAGTTCGTGCTCGCTCTTGAAGCCCCACAGCTCGGCCATCAGCTCGCGCTCGTGCCATTCGACGCCGCGCCAGGCGGCCTGCGCCACCAGCTGCAGGTCGAAGGCATCGAGATCGCGGCCGTCCATCTGGCGGCGGATGCCGCTGAGCACAGCGCGTCGCACCTGGCGTTCGATCTTGACCTTCGCTTCTTCGGCCGCGCGCTCGGCCTTGCGCCGTGCTTCGTGTGCTGCCGTGGCGGCGGCGCTGCCCTGCGCCGGCGCGTCGGTCACCTTGACGCCGGCGGCCTGCACGTCGGTGCGCTTGACGGCCTTGTGGGTCTTGCCGGTGCGGGGGTCCTGGATCAACACCACGGTGGGTTTGGCCTTGACCATCTCGGCCGCGCTCTTGGCCTTGTCGTACTGCTGTTTCAGCGCCGCCTGCACATCCGACAGTGCCACGTACGCGCCCTTGATCTCACCGCGTGCGCTGATGCTGTTGCGCGCCGCGTTGCCGTCGACCACCACCTTGCCGGCGCTGGCCAGCTTGTCGGCCTCGCGCTTGAGGTGGGCCTTCTTCTTGGCGTCGAAGCAGTCGGGGTCGGTGCAGGCGTTTGCACTGCCGGGCTTGTGCTGGCCCCAGCGGGTGGTGGTGCCTTCCGCCAGGTCGGCGTACTCCGGCGCGTTGGCGCTGCGCTTGGGGCAGGTGACGCAGCTGCCGGCCAGGGGCAGCAGCTGTTCGTCGGCCACGTCGAACATGGCGCCCTTGAGGTCGAGCGTGAACTTCTCGACCAGCAGGTCGCGGATGGTGCGGAAGCTGGCCTTGCCGCCGTCGTCGAGCTTGGCGCGGTGGTCGGCGCGGATGTAGCCCAGCGCCTTCTCCTGCAGCTTGTCGGTGCGCAGCCGGGCGACGAGCAGCGCCACCTCGGCGCCCACCTCGCCGGCCAGGCAGGCCTTGCGGATCTCGGGGCAGGCCTGCAGCAGCTTCAGGCGCCCGTAGACGTGGCTGCGGCTTTTGCCGAACTGCTCGGCGATGCTGTCGGCCGTCTGCCCGTCATGGTCGATCAGCGCCTGATAGCCCTCGGCCTCTTCGATGGGGTGGATGTCGGTGCGCTGCAGGTTCTCGCTGATCTGCGCGCGGCGGGCTTCGTCGTCGGTGATGGCGCGCACCATGCACGGCACGTCGGCCATGCCGGCCAGCGCGGCGGCGCGGTACCGTCGGTGGCCGAAGACGATCTCGAAGCCGTCCTGCGTGTCGTCGGGGTCGCGCTGGCCGTCGCCGCGGCGTGCCAGGCCGCCAGCGAAGATGCGCGGTCGCACCAGCAGCGGCTGCAGCACGCGGCCGACGCTCTTGATGTCAGTGGCCAGCTCACGCAGGGCGGTGTCGTCGAAGATCTTGCGCGGGTTGAAGGGCGATTCGTGCAGGTTGTCCAGCGCGATGGTGGTGATGGTGTCCATGGGCGGTTACTTTCAGGTGCGCCAGATGCTGAGCACGCCCACGCTGAGCGTGCGGCGCGTGACCTTGATGCCGAGCTTCTTGGCCATGCTCAGCAGCCCGTAGCCCTGGCGGTAGGGCAGCTCGACCATGTCGCCGGGCTGCATGCGCCGCAGCAGTGCGGCGTATGGCGACTCGGCATTGCCGCCCACGGTGGACGGGGGTATGGGCACGTTGCTCCTGATCGGCACGGCCGCGGCGTCGATGGTGGTGCGCTTGGTGGGCGCAGGCCTGGCCTGGCGCCCCAGCGCGAACACACTGCTGGCCGCGGTCGTGGCCGGTGGCGGCTGGCTGCCGGCCTGGACGTGGCTGCGCACGGGCTGGCCAGCGTCGTCGTCGTCATCGATGCTGGCGGAAGGGAGGGGCTTGCGGTTGGGGATGCCTCTGGGCATGGTTGGCTCCTTGAACGTGCTGCTACTGCAGCGGGTGGTTGGCACCGGTGGGCTTGAGCGCGGCCTTGCTTTCGAGCAAGGTGCGGGTGGTGTCGTGCCCCAGCGAGGCCTCGGCCATGCCGCTGAGCGTGGCGAACAGGCCTTGCCAGAACAGCACGCGCTGGTCGGCGGACAGGTCCATACAGCACAGCACGATGGGCGTGGCCATGGCGGTGACCACCTGCTCGGCCCGGCCGTGCGCGTCGCCTTCCAGTTCAATGGCGACCACACACGCGGCGCTCATTGCACGGCCTTGGTGATGCGCACTAGGTGCGCGTGCTGCGGGTGCGGGCTGACCAGGCCGCGCTGGTGGGCGTACTCCAGCGCCTGGCGGTTCATTTCCACGAAGTCATCGGGCAGCTCGCGCGGGTCGAGCATGGGCCGGGTGTCGTACCACTTGCGGCCGTGTTCGTCGGTCTGTGGCGCGGCTTCGGCCTCGATGTCGCTGACGACGGCGCGGTCGGCCAGGGTGTGGGCCATGGCGGCCACTTGGATGGGGTTGGTCATGCCGGGGGCTCCAGGTCGGGAAACAGGGGCGGGTTGGGCGGCGCCGCCTTGGCGGGCCGGCGTGCCAGGTTGCGTGCAATGCCGTGCAGGCAGATGCGGTACAGCGGGTGCTCCAGCGCGGCGGCCAGCGTGGCCGGCCAGCCTGGGTGCTTGACGCGCTGCCATGCCAGTCTCAGCAGCTCGTCGGTGACGGGCGGCGGGGCTAAGCGGCGCGGCATAGCGGTGCATCACGCGGCCAGGTCCCAGCCGTCGATGCGCATGTGCTTGGCCTCGGGCCCGCAGGGGCCGTCGGCGGAGCGGGCCACGTGCACACGCAGCCGCGGCTGGCCGCCGAGGGCGCACAGGTCGTGGTGACCGCTGCGGCGCGGCCCGTGGTCGCACAGTGTGCAGGCGCGGTACAGGTCGGCCTGGGCCTGGGCGTAGGCGCTGCGCACGTGCTGCAGCAGCGGGATAGGGGTGGCGGTGGGGGCGCTGGCGTGCATGGCACTCAGCCCCGGCTGGTGAGGGGTACTGTGGGGCTGGCCGACGGCGGCGCGGCCTCGGGCGCGGTGACGGTGAGCCACACGGCCCAGGCCAGGCTGGCCAGCAGCGCGCCGACTGCCGTACCCTGGAGGACGCCCCTGCGCCAGCCCTGGGCGTCGCCCTGGCGCAGACCTTCAGCGTGGCCTTCGGCCTTGGCCGTGTCGACCAGCTTGCCCATGCGTGCCCAGCGCTGGCGGGTGCTTTCGCTGGGCTCGGCGGTGCGGGCGGTGGCGGGCCGCGCGGGGAAGGGGATGGCCGGGTGGCCGGTGTGGTGGCGGGTGGGGGCGGCCAGCACCTGGCCGAGCAGGCTTTCGGTGCCGGGGTCTTGCAGGCCGGCGGCTTCGTGGCGCATTTCGGCGTCGATGGCGCTGGTGATGCGGTCGAGCGTGGCGCGGCTGGGCCAAAGGGCGCTGCGGCGCTGGCGGTCGGCCTGGTCGGCCCAGGCCAGCGACAGGTGCCGCTCGGTGCGGGGTTCGCGGCTCATGGCTGGCACCTGCGGGCTGACAGCACGATGTGCGTGGCCGTGGCTGGCGTGGCCGACGATGCGTACAGCACCAGCGTGCGCGGCGCGGTGGACGGTGTCCAGGTGAACGGCGGGATTTCGACCACGCCGTCCCGCGCCATGACCGCCTGGTCGTAGTGCGTTGACGCGAAACTGTCGTACAGCCGCACGCGCACGTCGTGGCCGCCGGCCAGAGTGAAGCTGCCGCCCAGCGTGACCGTGCTGCCGGCGCCGCTGTAGGCGAGCGTAGCCACGGGCGCCATGGTGTCGGACAGCGGCACCGGGCCTGGGGTGAGCGTTGAGATTTCGGCGCAAGGGTCGTCAGGCTCACTGCCGCCGCCGCAGCCGGTGAGGCCGCCGCCCAGGCCGATGAGCAGCAGCAGGGCCAGCAGGACCAGCGGCCAGCGGGTGGCGGGGCGGCGTTGGGCCCAGGATTCGAGGGGCCCGTTCATGCTGCCGGCCCCTTCGGTTCGGCCCAGTGCGTGACGCCGAGCACCGAGCCGCCGCTTTCGCAGCCGATCCAGCCCTTGGTCGCGTCGTCCCAGTAGCCGCAGAAAAACGGCGTTTCACCGTCCCAACAAAGCACGGTGATGTCGCTGTCGGGTTTCGCGAGGTCCGCAGGCGTCCAGGGCATCGCTTCTGTGAGCGGAATCATGCTCCCCTCACGCAGTAGGTGAAGCCGGCGCCGTAGCGGGCCGCGGCGAGCACCTGCGTGGCCGCGCGGGCGGCTTGCAGGTCGGGTGCCGTCAGGCTGTGCCTGCGGGCAATGCCGTCACGCGGGGTGACGTGGGCGGTGTAGCGGGTCATCTTCGCCTCCAATCGCGCCCGGGGTGGGTGCGTTGGGGCGAAGAATAGCGCAGCTATCTTGCTGCGTCAATAGCTTTGCTATCTTTTTGTGCGACAGTTTCAGCGCATCAATGCCCACACCAGTGCCGCCACCCAGCCGACAAAGGTCCACCCTGCCACCAGGTTCAAGACGAAGATCGCGCGCAGGTTCTTGTGCCCGCGGCGGTCTGCCACCAGCGCCGGCAGTAAGTACACGGCGATGCCGCCCACCAGCAGCAAGACGTTCACGATCAAATCGCCCACGTCAGGCGAAGCCTTCAGGGCTTGCCCGACCCGTGTTTGTAGGGCTCCCGCCCAACTCCGGGCTTCTGTTACGTGCTTTGAACTGCAAGACTGTGGCGCCGCGAGTCATGCTGCGCGCCGTTTGGCGATGTGAATGCCGAGCTGGGCTGCGGTAAGCAGCATGACTGCCTCAAGGTCGCGGATTTGCTGCGGGTTCAGGCGCTGCACCTTCTTCGGGTCCAGGCGGGGGAAGGGCCACACCAGGGTGGCGCTGTCGCGCGCGATTGGCGCGGGGGCCGGCACCACGACGGCCATGTGATTGCCGCCGGCGCCACGCGCTAAGGCTGCTGCAGCCGCCAGGCGAGGGCTGAAGCGCTCGATGGGCACGCCCAAGCCGCCGGCAAACTTGGTGGCAGCTTCGAGGTTGAGCGGCCGGTGGGCGTTGAGGTATTGCCACACCATGCCAGTTGAGCCAAGGCCGTGTTTTTTGCCGAACGCGCCATGGGTGGGCCGCGGCTTCTGCGCTTCGTAGAGGGCTTTCAACGCAGTAGCTTCTGCGTCGCGCACCGTGGTGGGAATGCCGCTCATAAGCAATGCTATTCCCGGTTGCGCGTAGCATGGCTATTGACGTGGATTGATAGCATCGCTAGTATCTCGGTCATGACGCTGTCTGACTACCTGAAAGAAGAGCGCGGGCGCATGTCGCGCGTGGCCATTCGGGCGCAGCTGGCGCCGGCGTTTCTGTCGCAGATTGCGAACGGTGTTCGCGGTGCGCCGGCCGATCGCGCGGCCGACATCGAGCGGGCTTGCGATGGCGCCGTGATGCGCTGGGACCTGCGCCCCGACGACTGGCACCGCATCTGGCCCGAGCTGGTGGGCACCGACGGCGCGCCGGCCGTGCCGGCCCAGCAATCTGAAGAGGTGCGCGATGCGGCCTGAGTTGACAGCGCTTGAGGCGGCCTGGGTGTACGACTGGCACGAGCTGCAGCTGCTGACGCCGGCCGATGTGGCCGCCGTCAAGCGCTGGATCAGTGGCGCTGACCCGGGCGCAGGCCTCGATACACCGCCAGCACATCCTGGTCCTGCGGGTGCTGCTTCACTGCCACTGACGACACGGCCCGCAGCGCGCTGGTGGTCCATTCGTCCAGCAACGTGGCTTCGCCCGGCGGCTGCATGGCGCGCACGTTGGCCAGCATGGTGTGCAGCGCTGCGGCGCTGCTGGGCTGGCCTGGCAGCGTGGCGGCGATGAGCGTGAACATTTTCAGGCAGGCGCTGCGTAGCTCGGCCACTTCGGCGCGCAGTGTTGTGATCTCGTCTTCCATGGGCGCCCTCCTCGGGCTGGTTGGGGTAGGAGCCACCAGCATATCCGGGGCAGGGCGCCCGCCCGCATGTCTCCCCTGCCACCGGTGCCGGCCTATCCGGCGGCGCGTTCCTCTTGTTGTGCGCCGGCAGGCTTTGCCCGGCCTGCCTTCGGGCGGGCCGGGCGCTTCTGTTGAGCGTGGGGCTGCTGTCCATGGCGGCAGTCTCGTTTTTTTGTCCACCGCCGTGATGACAACAGACCGCAACACGTCATGACGTCCGTTGCCCCCCCACAGATGACGCTGAGCTTTGAGCCCGACCTTGCCGAGCGTTTCCCGACGCTGCGCTCGTACATAGCCCACCGCGTGGCGGTGCAGGCCAAACCTGCCAAGGTGGTGGCGGCCGACATGGATATGAGCCCGAGCACGCTCAGCCGCAAGCTGAACCCAGGCGACGCGGACACGCAGCGCTTCAACTGCGACGACCTGGAGGCGTACATCGCGGCGACGGGGGATTCTGCGGCGGTGATTGAGTACCTGGCCAGCAAGTTTATGGACAGCGACGATGCGCGCCGGGCGCGCGTGCTGTCTCGCGTGGAAGGGCTGCTGCCCGACCTGGTGGCGATGCTGGCTGCGCTGAAGGGGGGCAAATGAGCGCGGCGGCCGATGCCTTCATGGCGAGCGTGCGGGCCATGGCGGCCGAGCCGGCGTCGCCGGGGCTGGATGCCAACGCGGTGTACCTGTCGCCAAGCGGGCGGCGCTGCCGGCTGTATGGGTTCTCCAACGGCTCGACGTGGGCCACGATGCTTTATGACCTGCAGGACGGCTCGCCTGCGCGCAGTTTCTACAGCGACGGTTTCACGCTCGCGCGGCACAACTGGCACCTGCTGCGGAGGGTGGCGTAATGCGCCGCCTGGGCCGGCCGGCGGGCAGCTTTGGCGAGGTGGGCCTGGCGCTGGTGCGCGCGGCCGAGCATGGCCCGGGCACGGCGCGGCAGCTGGCCGAGCGGGTGTGCGTGGGCTACACGGCAGCGCGCTACACGGCAAGCCGGTTGGTGAGCGCGGGGGTGCTGGCCCGCACCGATGAGCGGCCGGCGCGGCTGGGGCTGCCGGGGGCGCTGCCGCTGCTGGCCCAGCCTAAGGATGCGGGCACCGTGGGGGTGCTGCCGCGCAGCTTCTGGGACCTGAGCGACCTGGTCGACTGCGACAGCGCCTGATGCCCGCCGCCCTGTACGCGCGCCGGCATGCGACAGGCCGGGATGGCGCAGCCACCGCTTGCGGGGGTGGGCTTGGCTGAGCTGGAGCCTATCGACTGGGGCGGCCTGGCCGCGGCGCTTTTGCGCGATGCCGGCAGACTGGTGCCGCAGTGGCTGCCGCACGGGGTGGAGCGCAATGGGCGCTGGTATGTGGGCGACTTCGACGGCGGTGACGGCGAGAGTGCCAACGTCAACCTGCACACGGGCCAGTGGATCGACAACGCGGCGCCGGATGAGGACAAGGGCGGCGACTTGATCAGCCTGTACGCGCGCATCCGCGGGCTCAACAACGGCCAGGCGGCGCGCGAGCTGATGCGCGACCTGGGGTGGCAGCGCAGCGTGGCGGTGCACTCGACCAGCCCGGCCAGCGCGAAAGATTCCGGGCCTGCAGTGCCGCTAAGCGAAACCGAGCTCGAGCACGACGTGCCGCGATCGCCGCAGCGCGACACGCGCTGGAAGCCAATCGTGCCGGTTCCGCAGCATGCGACAGCCCCGCGCTTCCGCTGGGGCTACCGCGACAAGGCCGCGGGCACCTGGGTCGATCTCGACGCGGTGCGCAGCTGGGAGTACGCCTTCGAGGGCGAGCGCTTCGGCTACGTGGCGCGCTTCGAGCGCGTGAGCAGCAAGGGCGAGATCGTAAAGGACACGATCCCCTTCACCTGGTGCACGGACACGACGGATGCGCGCGGCAGCCAGCGCTGGGCCACCAAGACCTGGGACGCACCGCGGCCGCTGTACGTGCCGGCGACGCTGCTGAGCGCCGACCTGAGCCTGCCGGTGGTGGTGGTGGAAGGCGAGAAGTGCGCCGAGGCCGGGCACCAGCTGCTGGGCCACGAGTTCGATTTCGTGAGCTGGCCAGGCGGCTGCAAGACCTGGGCGCTGGCGCGCTGGGGCTGGCTGATGGGGCGCACGGTGATCCTGTGGCCCGATGCCGATGCGCAGCGCCAGCGGTTGAGCAAGGCCGAGCGCGAGGCCGGCGTCGACCCCGGCACCAAGCCGGTGATGCCGCTGGAGCGCCAGCCGGGCTACCAGGCGATGGTGAACATCGGCTCGCTGCTGCTGGCCGAGCACGGCTGCACGGTGCGCATGGTGGGCATGCAGGCACCCGGCAAGAAGCCCGACGGCTGGGACATCGCGGACGCGATCGCGGACGGCTGGGACGCGGAGCGTGTGCGTGCCTTCCTGAACATGGCCGAGCCCTTCGTCGCGCCCGACGATGCGGCGCGGGCGAAAGCGCGCGGACCCATTTCTACCCCTTCCGTCGCTGGCGCGGGCAGTGGGGAAGGGGAACCACCGCCGCCCGACGCGAAGCTGATGTGGCGGGACAAGCTGTTGGCGTCGGGCTCGGGCGCCATCAAGGCGGTGCGCGACAACCTGGTGCTGGCCCTGGACGGCATGCCGCTGCTCACCGGCGAGTGGCTGCCGGGCGTGCCCGAGGCCGACGGCGTGATTGCGTTCAACGAGTTCACCAATGACGTGGTGAAGCTGAAAGAAACGCCTTGGGGCACGCCGGCCGGCGTGTGGGACGAGGTGGACGAGCTGGAGATGGGCAACTGGCTGACGCGCGTGCACTGGCTGCCGAGCATGCCGCGCGGCACGCTGGAAGAGGCCGTGGCGATGGTGGCCAAGCGCCACCGCTTCCACCCGGTGCGCGACCGCTTCAATGCGCTGCGTGGCACGTGGGACGGCGAGAAGCGCCTGGCCACCTGGTTGCGCCGGTGCTGCCTGGAAGAGGATGAGTGGGATGAGGCCGACCGGCTGCAGCAGTACCTGGCGCGGGTGGGCACGTGGCTGGTGATGGCGATCTGCGCGCGGGTGATGCACCCGGGCTGCAAGTTCGACTACATGGTGATCTTCGAAGGCGCGCAGGGCGTGGGCAAGAGCACGCTGGCGCGGCTGCTGGGCGGCGACTACTTCGCCGACACGGGCCTGGTGCTGGGCGACAAGGACAGCTACCAGAACCTGCAGGGCGTGCTGGTGTACGAGTGGGGTGAGCTGGATTCGCTGACCAAGACGGAAGTGACCAAGGTCAAGCAGTTCATCAGCTCGATGAAGGACCGTTTCCGCGCCAGCTTCGACCGCCGCGCGAAGGACTATCCGCGGCAGGTGGTGTTTATCGGCACGACCAACGAGGACCACTATCTGGTGGACCCGACGGGAAACCGGCGCATGTGGCCGGTGCGGGTGACGCGGGCGATCGACCTGGACTGGTTTGCCGCGCAGCGCGACCAGCTGTTCGCCGAGGCGATGACGTACCTGGACGCGGGCGACCGCTTCCACCCGACGACGAAGGAGCAGCTTGAGCTGTTTGAGCCGCAGCAGCAGCAGCGGCAGATCGAGAACGCCATTCAGGCGGCGATCTTGCGCTACCTGTACGACGAAGGCCAGAAGGTGGGCATGCACGGCGAGAACGGCACGCTGGTGAACGACATCACGGCGCCGGAGCTGCTGACCCGGCTGGGCATCAGTGTGGACAAGCAGACGCAGGCGCTGTTGCGCCAGGCCACGGCCGCGATGCGGCACGCGGGCTGGGTGCGCTACCGATCGACCCGGGGCGACAGGCCCTGGATGTTCAAGCGGCCGGCCGGGGGGCAGCTCCCCGAGCCGGAACCATCAACCCGCCCGATGCAGGGCAACACACCAGCAGGCGACCCAGATGCCATGCCTTTCTGAGCAGCGAACGCGATGCACCGCGGAAAAGCTCCGGGGCGAGGCCGGGCCGGCGCTTATGTGAGCGCGTGCGGCCCGGCGCGCCGGGGATGTCCACGATGTCCACGACTTTGCATGGAGTTCTGAGCGCTTTGAAAAGCTGCTGCAGGAAGGCCAGGGCGGAGCACTGTGCAGACGTCGGGACGTCCCCAGGTTCAAGCGGCCGGGCGGGGGCGCTCGCGCGCGGACGCGGGCGCCCGAGCAACTGTGTACCTCATGACTCAATGTAAAGGTCAAGGACATCATGGACAAGGTGCAGGAACAGTCTGGTGCAGCCGGTGCCAAGTGGGGCTGGCTGCCGGCGGCGATGCCGGGTGTGGCTCGGCTGATACAGGAAAAGCGGAAGTTGCTCGGCGTGGCGCATGTGTCGGAGTGCTGGCAGCGCGGGGTGGTGGAGAAGCAGCCCGGGTGGTTCTTCGCCAGAGAAGGCGCGCTGGCGGTGGGCACGCCCTGGGATGACCCTGTGCTGGCGAACTTTGCGGCGCTGCAGGTGACGGACACGCAGGCGTTGCTGGTGTTGAGGCCAGTGGAGGTGAGCGGTGCGTGACATCGAGATCCACGAGCGCCTGCTGGCTTGGGCGCAGTACGTGACGGTGGGCGATGGGTCGGGCTACCCGACCATGAGCGTGCTGCACCCGCAGTGGCAGCCGCCGACACCGGGCACGACGCCGACGATGAAGGTCAGCTCGCCGTCGTCGGCCAGGCAGACGCATCGGGCCATCGGCATGCTGAAGGCCAAGTCGCGTGATGCTCTGGTGATGCACTACGTGAAGCGCCTGCCCATGGCGCTGCAGGCTGAGCAGCTGGGCTGTGCTGAGTCGACCGTCTACACGCGGGTGGAGACGGCCAAGCGCGAGCTGCTCGGGCTGTTGAGCGATGGACCCCAATCGACTTTCTGCAACAAAGAGGAAGTAGGGTAGATTTGGGCAACCTAGGGATTCTTCCCCCTGGCCACACCCAAGCCCCGCCGGCGCGAGTCGAGCGGGGCTTTGCTTTTGCCCATGCCAACCGCCGCCCCCAAACCCTGCTTGCAGCCTGGCTGCCACACGCTGGTGCGTGATGGCACGAGCCGCTGCGAGGCGCACAAGCGGGCGGCGTGGTCGAAGCATGACAAGTCGCCCAAGCGCATCACGGGCCGCCGGCTGCAGGCGCAGCGTGCGGCACTGTTCAGCCGCGAGCCGCTGTGCCGTGAGTGCAGCCGCATGAGCTTGGTGACGCTGGCGGTGATCAGGGACCACATCAAGCCCCTGGGCGAAGGCGGCGACGACGTGGATGACAACGTCCAGCCGCTGTGCCAGGCCTGCAGCGACCGCAAGACCGCAGGCGAATCGCGCCGGGGGAGGGGGGTGCAAATGTCTGCAGCCCACCCAGCGGAAAC